CTGTTTTCACTCACTCCGCCCGACCTGCACTCAAGCGACTGCGGCGAGTCACCGCCGCCGGATCCGGTGGGGTGAGTCGCCGGCCGCTGCTGGGGAGATCCAGGCCCCGGCTGTGGACCCCTCCGAAGCGGAGACTGACCCCGTCGACGTCGCGCGGGTACGCCTGCATCGCGTTCGCCGCATTGCTCGGAATCGAGCTGTTTCCGTGGCAAAAGTGGCTGCTGATCCACGCCCTCGAGCTCAATCCGGACGGCTCGTACCGTTTCCGGGTCGTCATCGTGCTGGTCAGCCGGCAGAACGGCAAGACGACGCTGCTGAAGGTGCTCACCCTGTGGCGCATGCTCGAGGACGGCGCCAAGGTCGTGGTCGGTACGTCGACCAACGTCGAGTACGCGCGCGAAGCGTGGTCCGCGACCGTCGAGCTGGCGGAAGGGCGCGACCTCCGGCTGGCCCGGGAACGGGCGCTGACCGTCCTCGACGTCGACGAGCTCCCGGAAGAAGACGAGGACGACATCCTCCTGTACCTGCCGAAGCGGGAGCGGTGGGTGCAGTCGGTGAAACGTGGGGCTCTGGATACGTCGCTGACGCTGCGACCGACCGGCGAGAAGGGCCGTGTCAAGCACCGGTACAAGATCGCGTCGGCGTCGCGGACCGGTGGCCGGTCGCTGTCGATCGACCTCGGGATCGCCGACGAGCTACGCGAGCACCGGGCGAAGGGCGAGCTCACCGGCTGGGAGCCGTGGGCCGCGCTGGACGGCGCGACCACCGCCCGACCGAACAGCCAGATCTACGGCCTGTCGAACGCCGGCGACCAGGGCAGCATCGTGCTGAACCACTTCCGGGAGTCCGGCGTCGCCTTCATCGAGACCGGCGAGGGCGACGACACCCTCGGCCTGTTCGAATGGTCGGCCGAGGAGGACTGCGACCTGCTGGACCGGCGCCAGTGGGCACAGGCCAACCCGGCCCTCGGGTACGGCGGGATCACCGAGGCGACCCTGCTGAGCAAGTCCAGGCTGCCGGCGGCGGTGTTCCGCACCGAGCACCTGTGCCAGGGCGTACCGACGCTCAAGGCCGCCGTCGACAAGGCCGCGTGGCAGACGTCGATCGACCGGGCCGGCACGCTGGACGGGTTGCGGTCGCGGACCGCGGTCGCCCTCGAGGTGAGCGAGGACCTGGAGCACGTGACGCTCATCGCGGCCGCGCGCCTCGACGACGGCCGGATCCGGTGCGAGGTGGTCGCCGCCTGGAAGTCACCCGACGAGGCCCGGAGGTCTGAGCCCGGCCGGCCGTCGTACAGCGACCTGATCAAGAAGATCCGGCCCCGGCTGGTCGGCTGGTTCCCCGACGGCCCGGGCGCCGTGTTCGACGTCGAGCTCAGTACGGCGTACCCGAAGGACAAGGGCCGGATCCACGGCCGCCGGCTGGTCGGGACCGCGGTCACCAGCGCGTGCCAGGGCTTGGCCGAACAGGTTGGGGCCGCCCGGGTCCTGCACAGCGACGATCCGCTGCTGAACGCGCACGTCGTCTCGGCCAGCAAGCTGCAGGTCGGCGACGGCTGGCGGTTCATGCGCCGCGACGCCGGCCACGTCGACGCCGCCTACGCGCTCGCCGGCGCCGTCCACCTCGCCCGGCAGATCCCGCGGATCCGCACACCGAAGGCCGCCGCGAGTTCCTAGGAACCGAAGATTCATTCGAGTGTCCTGTACCTTGTTGGCCGTGGGGTTTCTGCGACGGCGTCGCAAATCGAATGCGGCGATGAGGACCAGGCAGCCGGGCCAGTCGTTCGCGCTCGACGTACCCCCGGAGATCTCCGGGCTCAGCCGGCTGTTCGACGTCGCGCCGCGGATCTCGCGCCGCGAGGCGATGCAGGTGCCCGCCGTACTGGCCGGCCGGAACCGGATCTGCTCGACGCTGGCGTCACTGCCGCTGAAGCTTCACGCTCCTGACCGCTCGCTGCGTGACTGGCCGCTGTTCGCCCAGCCCGACCCGGACATGCCGCCGGTGGTGACCTGGGCGCTGACGTACGAGGACATGCTGTTCGAGGGCGTCGGCTGGTGGGAGGTGCTGGCGCGCCGCGCGGACGGGTTCCCGGCCGAGGTGCAGCACGTGCCGGCGCTGTCCGTATCGCCGACCCCGTACCCGTTCACCGGCCAGGCCGGCCTGGTCTCACCCGACATGCAGTTCCCGGAGAACCCGAACGGCGTGTACGTCGACGGCCGGTTCGTGCCCAACCGGAGCATCATCCGGTTCGACTCGCCGAACCCGCCGCTGCTGGTGCACGCCGCCCGCGCGATCCGGACCTGCCTGCGCCTGGACGCGACCGCCAGCCGGTACGCGAACGAGCCGATCGGCATCGGCTACTTCAAGGCCAGCGACGCGGCCGTGGACCCGTTCGAGGACGAGGACGACCCGGAGGCCGCGGTGCAGTCGTTCCTGGACGGCTGGGCGGCCGCGCGCCGCCGCAACGCCTGGGGCTGGGTCCCGCCCGGCGTCGACCTCGGTGACGGCGTGGGGTTCTCCCCGCGCGATCTGCAGCTGGCCGACGCCCGGCAGCACGCCGTACTGGAGATCGCCCGCGCGATGGGCCTCGATCCCGAGGACCTCGGCGTTAGCACGACCAGCCGGACCTACCAGAACCAGGAAGACCGCCGGCGCGACATGCTCGACTTCACGCTCGGCGCCTACATCTCGGCCGTCCAGGACCGGCTGTCGATGCGCGACGTCACGCCGCGCGGCTCGTATGCCCGGATCAGCTTCGACGGGTTCCTCCGCAGCGACATCAACACCCGGCTCAGCGCGTACAAGCTCGGCCGCGAAGTCGGCGTGTACGACGACGAACGCATCGCCGAGCTCGAGGACATCCCATCGGCGACCCCGAGCGCACCAGCGACCCCTGCCCCGACTATCGCGGCGGTACCGGACCAGGCAGCGACAGGAGATGACCCCGTGACGATCCGACCACTCAGGTCGGCGCAGTTCGACGGCGCCGACCAGGAGCCGCTGACGATGTCGTTCGACGCACCCGGCGTGGCGCAGTCGTTCAAGGTCGACCGTGAGACGCGGGTGATCCGCGGCCTCGCTGTGCCGTGGGACGCTGTCGCCCGCAACTACAGCGGCCGGTGGCGGTTCCAGAAGGACTCGCTGCATTGGTCCGAGCCGGGCCGGATCAAGCTCAACCGCGACCACTTCCGGGCCGACCTGATCGGCAAGGGACTGGAGTTCACCTCCACCGATGCCGGTCTCGAGGCGGCCGTGAAGATCGCGCGGACCCCGGACGGGGACCAGGCGCTGGCCCTCGCCGAAGACGGGATCCTCGACGGCTTCAGCATCGAGATCGACTTCGACGAGGGCGACGAGTACACCCCTGGCGACGACGGCGTGAACCACGTCGCCCGCGCAACACTCCGGGGGCTCGCGCTCACCGGCACCCCAGCTTTTGACGATGCCCGCGTCACCTCGGTCGCGGCCACTCGACACGGGAAGGAAGGACACATGACCGACACCAAGGTCGACGCGACCAAGACGGCGCCTCCGGAGGGCTTCGACTTCGGCGCGTACCTGAAGGGACTCAGCGACAGCGTCGCCGAGTCGCACAAGCAGCTCACCACCGAGCTCGGGAAATCGATCGGCGACTCGATCTCGGCCGGGTTCAAGGCCGCGCTCGAGTCGATGCCGAACCCGCAGGGCGGCCCACAGGAGGTTCGCGCGGCCCGGTTCACCGTGACCCGCGAGGACCCGGTCTACCGGTTCAACGGCGTCGGGAACTCCCTGGTCCGGGATGCCTGGTACGCCGCGCGTGAGCATGACCACGACGCGCAGGAGAGGCTGCGGAAGTACCGCGCGCAGCAGGACGACATGGCCAAGCTCGCCGCGGCCGCGGTAACCGAGCGGTTCACCACCGCGACCACCGGCAACGCCGGCCAGATCATCCCGCCGGGCTACCGGGCCGACTTGTACGTGCCTCAGTTGGCACAGGGGCGGCCGCTGGTCGGCATGTGCAGCCAGGGCGTGATCGAGAACGCGACGCCGTTCACTGTGCCTGTGTTCGTGTCGGCGACCGGCGCGACCGCGGATCACGTCGAGGGCACGAACCCGACCGACGGCACCCTGTCGTTCGGTACCAAGACCGTCACGCCCGGCGGCATCTCCGGGAAGCTGATCCTGACCCGCGAGATCGTCGACTCATCGAACCCGGCCATCGACCAGATCGCGCTCAACACGATGCGCGAGTCGTACAACCAGCAGACCGATGCGAAGGTCTACACGCTGCTGAACGGCGCGAACGGTGCCGGCGGCACCATCACGAGCGGCCTCGTGCCGTCGGGTGCGCAGGCGTCGACGTACGTCGGCACGACCGGCACGCCCCCGGCTGCGATCGCCGGCATCCGCAAGGAACTGGCGCGGTACCCGTTCAAGCGGTTCGCGTTCCCGACCATGGCCGCGATCGGACAGAACGCCGCGCAGATCATCGCCGGTGCGGTCGACACGGCCGGGCGCCCGATGTTCCCGTGGCAGTTCGGCGGTCCGAACAACGCCGCGGGTGTCGCCCAGGCCGGCGGCTACCTGATCGACAACCTGCTGTTCGTGCCCGCGTGGTCGATCAGCGGTGTCGCGGCCGGCGACTCGCAGATCCTGATCCAGAACCAGCTCGACGCGTGGGTCTGGGAAAGCCCCCTGCTGACGTTCCGATTCGAGGAGAAGTCCGGGCCGGCCAACATCGAGATGGCGCTGTTCGGGTACTTCGGCACCCACCTGCTGCGCCCGGTCGGCCTGTCCGGCATCCGGCTGACCTGATCGACCGATCGATGCCGCGCGCAAGGAAGTCGGCGACAACGCCCCGGCGCCGGGCCACTGCGCCGGCGGACGTTGAGGCCGCACAAGACGCTGAGCCGGGAACTCCCGACCCCGGCTCAGCTCAACACCCGGGATCCGAAGAGGTGCAGGTCATCCTCCCCGCGGCGGACGAACCGGTCCGCCGCGGCGGCCACATCCTCACCGACCAAGGCTGGGTCGTCGAAGACGGCAGCCCGGTCCACCAGGTCGGCGTCGACGTCGACGCCGAGGACCAGGAGCCGGACGACCCGGCCGAGCACGAGGAGTAACCCATGGCGGCGCTCACAGTTCAGCAGGTCCCCGTCGGGGGCCTGGACATCGGTGCGTTGGCGGCCGCGGCCGGCGGCGGCGACACCGTGCAAGTGACGGCCCCCGAGACTGGCGGCTGGGATGCGAACCCGGCCGTGTTTGTTGTCCGCAACGGCGACGCGGCGAGCAAGACCGTGACCGTCGACGGGACAGCTCTCGTGGTCGCTGCCGGCGCGATCGGTGTCGTGCCACTGAAGACGGGCTATGGCGGCAAGAACATCGCCGTCACCTACTCCGCGGTCACCAGCGTCACAGTCGGCGCATTCCAGCTGCCCTGACCCATTCGATTCGAGCAAAGAGGGGAGGTGAACGGTAGATGCCCTGGGCACCCGACTATGTGGTCACGGCCGATCTGAAGTCCTATCTGCGGATCACGGGTGCGGCGGACGACGTGCAGCTGCAACTGGCCGTCACCTCCGCCTCCCGCGCGGTCGATAGCACGACATACCGACAGTTCGGGCAGGTCGCGGCCGCCGAGGCCCGCACGTACACCGCACGCTGGGACGACTCGATCTGCCGCTGGGTCATCGTGGTCGACGACCTGATGGACGCAACCGGCCTGACGGTCGTGATCGACGCGGGGCCGATCACGCTGTTCAGCAAGAACCCGGCGAACGCCGCACAGCGCGCCCGCCCGTGGACCCGGATCGTGGTCAGCGACGACTCCACGGTCAAGCCCAAGGGCGAGGACGGCGAGGTCACCGTCACCGCGAAATGGGGCTGGACCGCCGTACCGGACACCGTCAAGCAGGCGACGCTGCTGCAGGCATCGCGGTTCTTCAAGCGCCGTGACGCCCCGTTCGGTGTGGCCGGCTCCCCCGACGTCGGCTCAGAACTGCGCTTGCTGGCGAAGGTCGACCCGGACGTTGCCGTCGCGCTCAAGCCCTACACCCGGTGGCTCCGGATCCGGCAGACGGTGGGCTGATGGACATCGCCGCCGTCATGGACGAGGTCGCCGCCCAGCTCGCCACGATCGCCGACCTCAACGTCACCGCGCACTGGCGCGGTTCCCCCAATCCACCCGAGGCGATTGTGTCGCTGCCGCGGGGCGATTTCGACGCGGCGTACGCCCGCGGGATGGACCGGTGGGAACTGCCGGTCATCCTCGTGCTCGGGAAGGTGTCGGAGCGGTCCGCGCGTGACGCCGCGTCGCCCTACGTGTCCGGGTCCGGGGCGAAGTCGTTCAAGGCCGTGCTCGAGGCCGGCACCTACACCGAGCTCGACTCGCTGCGCGTGCAGGACTTCGAGTTCGACGTCGTCACCTTCGCAGCGGTCGACTACCTGACCGTGACCTTCATTCTCGATATCGCAGGACAGGGAGCCTGACCATGGGTGCATTAGTTGCTACCACACCGACCCGGACGGGCACTGCCTCACCGGGCGCGGCCGTCGCGGCATCGGACACGATCGCCAGGACCGTCATGGGGCCTGGTGGCTGCCTCTTGGAGATCCTGAACGGCAACGCGTCGCCGGACAGCATGACGATCTCCGACGCCAGCGCCACGTCGACCGGCGCGGCAGCGTCGGCGAACGCGCCGTCGGTGACCAACGGCACCAACAAGGTGTTCCTGATCCGTCCCGATCAGGCCGATCTCACGACCGGGCTGGTGACCATCACGCACTCGGTCATCACCACCGTCACCTACAAGCTGTACCCGATCGGCTAGGAGCATCCGATGAGTTTCGTGCATGGCAAGAACACGTTCATCAGCCTGAACGCTGTGGACCTGTCGGCGTTCGTGTCGACCAGCGAGCTGAACCGCTCCGCGGACAGCCACGACGTGACGACGTACGGGAAGAACTCCCACGTCTACAACGGCGGTCTGCTCGACGGCAAGGCCACCATGTCAGGCGTCTACGACAACACCGCCGCTGGGCCACGCGACACCATCGAACCGCTGATCGGGACCACCGTGACCTTGATCCACAGAGTCGAGGGCACAGGTTCGGGCCGGCCGCAGGACTCGGTCCAGGTGCTCATCGTCGGCTACGTCGAAACGAACCCGGTCGCCGACATGGTGGCCTGGTCGTGCGAGATGCAGTGCTCCGACGAGATCACGTCGACGAACCAGGCGTGATGAGCGTGGATGAGGGGCTGAAGGCGCGGCTGCTGAAGCCGCGGGTACCGGAGGGCACGGTCGAGCTCGAAGGGCTCGGCACCATCCGGGTCCGTGGCCTGTCCCGCGGCGAGGTGTTCATGATCAAGCAGATCAAGGGCACGCAGGCGATGGAGCGGAAGATGGTTGCTCTCAGCATGCTCGACCCTGTGATGACCGAGGACGAGGTCCGACAGTGGCAGCAGAGCTCGCCTGCCGGCGAGCTGGAACCCGTGACCAACAAGATCAACGAGCTGTCCGGGCTGGGTCCCAAGTCTGAGAAGCAGGCGATGGCCACGTTTCGAGATGAGCCCGGGCACGGAGTTCGAGTTCTACCTGGCGACGAAGCTGGCGATGACGGTGGGCCAACTGCGGGAGCAGATGAGCAATGACGAGTTCGTGCGCTGGGGCGTCTACTACGCCCGCATCGCGCAGCGGGCAGAGCTGGAGCGACTGAAGGCCGGAGGCGCCGCGACATGACCGAACCGATCAAGATCGAGGGCCTCGCCCAGTTCCAGCGGAACCTGAAGACCCTCGACCGCGACCTGCCGAAGGCGCTGCGGCTCGCATTCAACGCCGCCGCCGACATCGTGGTCGCCGATGCCCGCCCCCGCGTGCCCTCCAAGAGCGGGAAGGCCAAGGGGTCGGTCAAGGCCAAGTCGAGCCAGACCGCGGCCCGGGTCGTCGGCGGCTCGAAGCGGGTCCCGTACTACGCGTGGCTCGACTTCGGTGGCCGCGTCGGGCCGCGGGGATCGATCCAGCGGCCGTTCCAGAAGGAGGGCCGCTACATCTACGCCGCATACTTCCGTAACCGCGACTCCGGCAGGTTCCAGGACGCACTCGAGCAGGGCCTGCTGGACGTGGCCCGCCAGGCCGGGATCGAGCTCGACTGATGGCGGGCAAGAACCAGGTCACCCTGACGTTCGCGGGCGACTCATCGAAGCTCGAATCTGCGTTCGCCTCGGTCGGCGAGTCGGCCCGGAAGATGGACACCGACGTCGGCAGCGCGTCCAAGACCGTGGGCGACAGTGCCGCCGGATTCGACCGCGCAGGGGAGGCCGCGGACGGCGCCGAAGGGAAGGCGCAGGGGTTCTCCGACACCCTGACCGGCACCAAAGATCTGATGGGTGGCGTCGGGGAGATCGCCAAGGGCAACCTGTTCGAGGGGTTCGTGCTGGCCGGCCAGGGGGCCGCCGACCTCGCAGGCGGTATGGCGGAGTTCCTGATCCCGATGGGGAAGACGGCTGTCCTGAAAGCGTTCGCCGCCGGGCAGTGGCTGGTCAACGCTGCCATGTCCGCCAACCCGATCGGCCTGGTCATCATCGCGATCGTCGCGCTGATCGCGATCTTCATCCTGGCGTGGAAGAAGTCGGAGACGTTCCGGGCGATCGTGACCGGCGCGCTGAACGGCGTGCTGACCATCGCCAAGGCCGTGGGCAAATGGTTCCGGGAGACGTTCTGGCCCTGGCTCAAGGGCGTTTGGGAGGCCGTGTCGGGCGCGGCCGGCACGATGAGCGCCGCGATCGGTAAGACCTTCACCGGACTGGTCAAGTGGCTCGGTGGTATTCCGGGCCGGATCGGGTCAGCGCTCGCTGGGGCGTGGAACGGGATCAGGAACGGTCTCGGTGCCGCGATCGGCTGGATCTCGGAGAGGATCAGTGGCCTGGTGTCGTGGGCCAGCGGGATCCCCGGCCGGATCGGTTCGGCTGTGTCCGGGGCCTGGAACGGGATCCGGAGCGGTCTGAGCGCCGCGATCGGCTGGGTGTCGGAGCGGGTCAGTGGGCTGGTTGACTGGGCCGGCAAGATCCCCGGCCGGATCACGTCGGCGGTCTCGGGTGCCTTCGACGGGATCAAGTCCGCGTTCGCGACCGCGATCAACTGGGTCATCGACAAGTGGAACAACCTGTCGTTCTCGATCCCCGGCGTCGACACCAAGATCCCCGGCGTCGGCACGATCGGCGGATTTACCCTGAACACCCCGAACATCCCGACCTTCCACGACGGCGGCACCATGCCCGGCGCACCGGGCACCGAGGGCCTGGCGCTGCTCCAGGCCGGCGAGCGCATCACACCCGCCGGCCAGGGCGGCGGGGGTGTCACCATCATCGTCAACGGCGCACTGGACCCGATCGCCGTGGCCCAGCAGATCCAGCAGCTGCTGCGCAAACTGAAGAGCACCAACGGCGGCCTCGAGCTGGGGCTCGCATGACACTGCCGACAACCGTGGTGGAGATCGCGTTCGCGACGGCGCCGGACGACCCGTCCCCGGTGTGGGTGGATGTCACGCAGTGGTGGCGGGTGAGTCCTCCGGTCTCGATCACCCGCGGCCGGCAGGACCAGCTGGGCGAGGTGCAGCCGTCGAAGTTCTCACTGACGCTGGACAACAGCGATGGGCGGTTCACCCCTGGCAATGTCGACTCGCCGTACTACCCGAACGTGAAGAAGGGCCGCCGGGTCCGGGTCTCGGAGATATGGGGTGGCGTCACGTATCGGCGGGTCACCGGGTTCGTGGACGAGTGGCCGGTCGCTTGGGCGGACGCGTCGCTGAAGGTCGCCGCCGCGCCGATCTCGGCGTCGTCGCGGATGGCCCGGCTCGGCCGCGGCGCCGAGCTCCGCTCCATCGTCGAAGAGGAGTACCTCCTCGACGGGCCGCGGGCGTACTACACGCTGGGGGACGCCGAGGGTTCGACGATGGCCGGTAACGGCGCCGAGACGCAGCAGCCTCCGATGTCGTTCGCCGGCAGCGGCGCCAACCCGGTGTTCGGGAACGCGACCGGCCCCGGCACTGACGGTCTCACGTCCGTCTCGTTTGCGGGGGGCAAGTATCTCGCGGTCGTGTTCGATCAGCCGGTCGTGACGGCGGCGGACACCACGTATGCGTGGGAGTTCTTCTTCAGCACATCGACCACTGCGTTCCAGCAGCTCGGCCGGCTGCGTCGTCCGGCCGGCGACACCGTGCAGGCGTTCATCACTGCCGCCGGCAAGCTGAACATCTTGTCCAACGCGGAGGCCGGGTCGATCTACTTCGACTTGATCTCGGCCGCGACAGTGTCGGACGGAGCGACCCACCACGCCCTGGTCCGGGCCACCATCAGCGGCGGCAACCTGGTGTCCACGCTCTATCTCGACGGCGTACAGATCGACACCGATACCTTCGTGTCGTTCCCTGGGTTCACCGGGTTCGACCGGCTCAGCGCCGGTGGCGACACCACGGCCATGACCGGCGTCCTCGCCCACGTAGCGGTCACCGCAGGCACCACCGAGCTGACCGCGGCCCGCGTCGACGCGCACAGCGACTCAGGCCTGAATGGGTTCAGCGGCGAGTCCTCAGGCAATCGGGTCCACAGGCTCGCGATCTACGCCGGAGTCCCCGACGCCGAGATCGACTTCGAGACCGGACTGTCGACGTCGATCACCAACCAACTGACCAACGGCAAGACCGCGCTCGCGTTGATGACTGACGTCGTGAACACCGAAGGCGGGGTCCTGTTCGACGCCGGCGACGGCACGCTCACCTTCCACGGCCGGTCACACCGTTACAACGCATCGTCGGCGCTGACGTTGTCCGGTGCCGGCGGGGAGATCCTGAACATCGAACCCCGGCTCGACGACCAGGGCCTCACCAACGACATGACCGCCAGCCGCGAGGGCGGCGTCACCGTGCGGGCGGTCGACCAGGTCAGCATCGACGACTACGGCCTCTACCGCGACTCGATCACCCTGCTGACCACCCTCGACGGCGAGGTGCAGGACGCAGCGAACTGGAAGGTCTTCACGGCGTCCACCCCGCAAGTCAAGGTCCCGGTCGCCGAGATTGATCTCGGCCAGGCGAGCGCTGCGCAGAAGACAGCGATCCTGGCACTCGAGATCGGCGACCGGATCACCCTGGCGAACCTCCCGTCGCAGGCGCCGGCCGCATCGATGGACTTCTTCATCGAGGGCTACACCGAACAGATCACCGACGCGCTGTACCGGATCGCGTTCAACCTGTCCCCGGCAGAGCTGTCCGGGGTGTGGCAGCTCGACTCGCCCGTCTATTCGGTGCTCGGCACCACTACGAGATTGGGTTACTGACATGGCTTGGACCGCGCCGTTCACCTGGACGGCAGGGCTCGTCGTCTTGGCAGCCAAGATGAACGAGCAGATCCGCGACAACCTCCTCGCACTCGCCCACGGTTCATGGGGCCGTGATGTCCAGATCGTCTTGAAGGCCGCCGATGAGACGGTCACCAACTCGGCGACGGTCCAATCCGACGACCATCTACTGTTCACGGCGGCCGCGAACGCCAAGTACCTGGTCGAGTTCAAGTTGTTCCTGTCGCAGAACGCGAACTCGGTAGGCGCCGACTTCAAGTTCGGGTTCTCCCTGCCCGCCAGTGCGTCCTGGTCCGGCGGTGACGGTCTGCCGGATCTCACCGTTGGGGCCACAGCGGTGGGCGACGGGAACTGGACAGCGTTGCTGGCTGCATCGGCGGCCGTGAGAGCGTGCGGACTCGACGGCAACTCGGGGAACATCACCGGTCTGTCGTTCACTGTCCTCATCGTCACGGCCGGCACCGCGGGCACGGTGACGCTCCAGTGGGCGCAGAACACCGCGACGGCAGGTGTCGGCACCACCGTGAAGGCCAATTCCTGGCTGCGCGCAGTGCGGGTCGCGTGACAGGAGATGTACCGGCGTGAACGCTTCGGAGCTGGGGGCCCTGGTCTCGGGTGTCGCGCTGCTCATCGGCGCCGTGTTCACCGGTCTCGTCAGCCTGAAGAACGCCTCTCACACGGTCCACGGCCGCGACCAGGAACGCCTCGAGCAGTACGAGCGGTGGCGGCCGAAGATCCGCAGGCTCGTTGCCGACCTGCGGGACCTGCTCAACGATCACCGCATCCCGGAACCGCCTGGCATCGACGACGTACTGCGGTTCCCACCGAAGGACGACGAGGTGAAAGCAGATGACTAGCCAGCGACTCTGGCCGGCGGTGTCGGTGCTCGCGATGGCGGGCGCGGCCGCGGCCCTGGTCGTCGCCGTGCTCAACGGATCCGAGCAGCGCGGCGACAAGGAAGCCGCGCAAGGCGAGCTGACATCGCTGGCCGAGCAGGTCCAGGCGGCCTGCCAACGGGACCCGGTCACGGCGCGGAAGATCCTCGGCGCGGACGCGTGCGGGAAGTCGAAAGAGATCGTCGAGCGGCCGCCGGCCGAGAAGGGTGAGCCTGGTGCAACTGGTGCTCGTGGCCCGCAGGGCCCGACTGGTCCTGCGGGCCCGGTCGGCCCGCAGGGCGCAGCTGGCCGTACGCCGCCCTGTGTCCTGCTGATGGGTGGATGCCAGGGGCAGGACGGGAAAGACGGAGCAGCAGGCCAGGACGGGCAGCCCGGTGCCGCTGGCGTCGACGGGAAGGACGGCGCACCCGGCGCGGATGGCGCGGATGGCGAACAGGGCCCAAAAGGCGACCAGGGGATCCAGGGACCGGCTGGACCCCAGGGGCCGGAAGGACCGCAGGGACCAGCTGGGCCCGCTGGTCCTTCCTGCGAGGCGGGTAGCACGTTGCAGAAACTGCAGGTCATCACCACCGAGGCGCCGACCGGCACGTGGATCCTCGCGTGCGTCCTCGACGACCAGAACCCCTAAGGAGACCGGACATGACCGACACCGCGAACATCCTGTGCACCGCGAAGATCGTGTGCACAGGCAAGACCCCGGCCGGCGACGGCCAGACCCGGCTGCGGTTCTCCCCCGACTACCTCGACGGCCGCAACGCCGAGTGGGCGAAGTACACCCCGGCTCTCGGCCTGACCATGACGGTGCTCGACCAGGTCGCCACCAAGATCGCGATGGGCCAGGCGATCACGCTGCTGTTCGCCGAGGACGTCGACGTCTAGCAGGAGCGCTTGCCATGGGCACCATCTGGATCGATGACGTAGAACGCCTGCCTGTCTCCGCGCCGGGCGGCACCATCACCTCGACCGCCCCGCCGCGCGCCGTCTGGCACACCGTCGAGGCGCCCGCCGGCCGGTCGTCCACCTGGCTGGCCATGATCGACGTGCTCAACGACAAGAGCGCGGAACCGCAAGTGCTGTACGACCCCGTGACCGACCGGCTCGGACAGTTCATGCCGCTGAACCTGTCCGGACGGGCACTGCGCAATGACGGCACCACCCGCACCAACCGGACCGGCCGCGTCTGCATCCAGGTCGAGGTGATGGGCTACGCCGCTGACCCGTTCACCGACGACTGGCGGCCCGGGCCGAACTTCCGCAAGCTCATGGCCGCGATCAGGTCGTGGGGCATCCCCGACACGTGGCCGTCCGGGCCGCCGCCGAAGTTCGTGAACGGCCGCGGCAACGTCCCCGAGGACGAACGCAGCCGCACCATCTGGCTGTCGAAGGCCGGCCACTACGGCCACAGCCAGATCCCAGGAAACGACCACGGCGACCCGGGCGCGATCAGCACGCCCGCCCTGTTCGCCGCGGCACCCACCACCACCTCACCGAAAGGAACCACCACCATGTCCCTCACCCCCGAGCAGGCCACCCAGCTCGCCAAGGCCGGCTGGCTGGCCGACCAGTTCGCCCAGGGCGCCCAGTTCGAGGAGCAGCTCG